TCTCAAGATCACCCTTGAGCTGGTCCATCTCGCTTATCTTGGACGTCGCAGAGGACGCCGCGCTGTTGGCTGCATCGGTCGCCGTCTCACAGGCCTCCACGGCCGGCTCCACGCGATCAAGCGCATCCTGCAACGCGCCAAACTCGTCCGTGCTCTCGATTGTACCGTCCGGGACAGCTTGCTCCGTGATATCAGCAAAAAACAAAAAGGAGGACAACAGCGCGCCTCCCTCTGTAATCTCGATATCTGCCCGTGCAAGTCCGGCCGCCGTGAGCATCTGCCCCTCCAGCGTGACGTGCACCTTGCCGTCTGTGGACTGCGGCAGGTTGTTGTACACCGCCTTGCCGTCCGGCTTGAGCAGCCGGAGCCGCAGCGCGGCACTTGACGGTACCTCCCATGCGACGCCGGACGATCGCAGGGCGATGATAATCTCACGCGACTGATCGTCTCCCTGCTTGGCCGATACCGTCACCTCACCGGGCGGCTGCCTCCGGTCAAGGTCAATACTCAGTTTTGTTATCAACTGTTCCATTGGATTCCTCCTTTACACATATTTCCGGTGGTGCCGGTGTCTCTACAATCGGCACGCAGTCAAACGTCTCCTCATACTGCCTCACCTCCTCCGGCGCCGCCATCGCCTTAGCAACCGGCGCGGCGATATCCAACCCGCATTTTTGGGCAAGCACGGTAATGATCTCCTGCTGCCGGCCTACCTGCTCCGCGAGCTCCTGTACCGCCTTGGACAGTGTGGGGATTATGCTCCTAAAATCGAGCTGATAAAACTCCCGGCCATCCGCCTGCGGTACTTTGATCACATGAGCCGGGTTGATCTCCTCAAGCTCCTGTGCGATGTACCCGCATGCGACGTGCTCGCCACTGTTCTTCCAATCAAATTGGCGGTGTTTCCATCGCTTCAGTTCATCGAGTGCCGAGATCGTGGAGGGGGCAATATCCTTTTTGAGCCGCCCATCTGATGTGCTAAAAGCGATTACGCGTGTAAACGCCGTGTCACGCCCATAGTTGACAATTAGCTCTGCTGTATTGTTACTGCTGTTGTACGCGAGCGCATGCGAGACGTTTGTCTGGCAATTAATTAAGGATGAGCAGCGCGAAACCTGGTTAAAATTAAAATTAACGTCATCCTGAATAGAGATCCCGCTGCTGATTACCTCGGTGATGTCCTCCCGTGCAACTGCAAGCGCCATCTTGTACGTATCACCGGATGCACTCTCCTTTTTCGCCCAGGTCATATAGTTCCCGCGCATGTCGAGATCAAATTCCAACCCTTTTTTGGTGGGATTATCTTTCAGATGATTCGTTCCGATGTTTCCGATATAGTCTCCGGCCTCGTAAAATTTTTGCCCGGTGGTATCCAACTGCATAATGAGCTGACCGGAGGTGTTATACACCCGTAGGCGGGCAAGGTCCAAGTCATACTCCAGACGTCCATTGGTGGACTTGAGCTTTCCGCCTTTGAGGATATTGGCGCTCATCGTGCCCGCCGTGATAAAACTGGCCACGATCTGACCATCCATATTGATTGCCGTCTCAAATGGCCCGTTGACACCATTACGACTGTGTCCAAATCCGGCGATATTCCACCGCCACACCTTTTTGGCGGTAGCCATGTCATCGGTGTCCATGATCAGGATCTCCGTGGGCTTGTTGTTGGTGTACTTGATAACGACATTGCCGCCCTTTGCGCCGGTGATCAGATCAGTGCTGTGCTGGATTGCAGCCATCATATCGGAGTAGGTCTTTGAGACCTCCTCATCCATACTCACTTTAATGCTGTCAATCGTATTTTTGATCTGTGGGACTGTGGAGGATAGCGTGACGACGTTTTCTCGCTCGTTGCCCTCGTATTCTCGGTATTCGACTATTTGATGGTCAATGCGCGTTTTTCGGCGCTTGTCCACCAGTGTCACAACGCGGTAGAGCGCAAAATTCAAAAATCTAAATTCCGGGTGCAACCGGGCCAGATCGGAGACCTCGCACTGATACGACCGCACGGGATATGCCATCTCCTTGAGCTTTTTCTCGGCGGCGCTCTTAAGGTTTCCGGCCACCGTGTACCGCTCATCAATCCATCCGGCCGAGATGATCCGATCAGTATAACTGTGGTTCTCGATATACTCTTTGCCGCCGTTGACGGAGGCGATGGTCAGATAATTTCCATCGTCATCCTTTTTACCGTAGGGGTACAGTCTGGTAGCAAGCTGCTTGGTGGAGCCGGTATATTTGAGAGATTTGAGGTTGAGGTCCTCCATGATGTACTCCCCGGAGGGTTCAAATACGGCTGGATCGACGACAATAATCGCCCGGTTGATCGTTTCAAAATTAAAAACCACGTCGTAGACCTCGGAGAGACGCCCCAACAAGTCATACGGCGTGACGTTTTCAAGCGGCTTGCCCTCGCTCGCCTCTATGGTTTTGCGGGATGATATAATTCCGGCGTTGACAATCGTCCAGCCATCCGGCTTGATCTCCTCCAGCGCCTCCTCAAGGTATGTCTCGGTGCGCCGGTAGGACTGGTAAATCTTTTCTCTCCAGTCGTCCAAGTCGAGCTCGCACGTGACGGTGGAGACCGTGGCGCACTCGTCAATATCCCGGACTACATATCGATTATCTCCGTCCGTAATCCGCACCTCCTCCGCAATCAGCGGATACAAGTCGTGTTTGGGGTGGATGTCAAAGGTGAGGGTATCGTACCCCTCATATTTGTGGGTGACGTAGGCCGCGCCCTTGTCGAGCACCAGAGGGTACAGGACTTCGGGGTTGGCACTGTCCAGTATTTGCAGCAATTCAGATCACCTCAAAACGTCGGATAATACTCTAATGTCGTGGGTACGGCCTGGGAGAGGATGATCTCATTCTCCCCCGGCTCGATGCACGGAAAATCCGTCAGGTCTGTGTCTGCAAAGCGGTTTTCACCGTCCGCTGTCACGGTCCCGCTCAAGCCATCGATCACAAAAGGGACACCCGCCTCCAAGTCTTTGACGGTGATGTCCCCTACTTGCATGGATGTGATCTTTTGGGTGGGCGTGAGGACGATCCGCAGCCCGGAGGCCGCCGTGCCCGGATTGGTCAGCCGGATTGTAGCGGCGTTAAAATCCAGCGACACGAGCGGCAGACGCCGGACGGCGTACAGGGTGAGCGTAACGAGTAGATAGCTCTGCACGCCCGTATCCTCCACGGTGGGAGCGCCGCTCAAAAGGGCGGCATACTCAAAGCGGCTTGACCCGATGCGGATTACGCACTCCCGCGCGCACGACTGGGTCAGCCGTGCGGCGTTGATCTGCGCCTCGTCGTCATCCTCCCCTCCCACGTAAAACGCCATAGTCAAAATTTTGGGGTCAGAATCACAATTAAATAACAGGAACCCGCTCCGACCGATCCGCTTCTGATAGTCCACTGTCAGCTTTCCGGGTTCCATCCGGTATTCTTGCAGGTCGGCGTTGTATGCCTGGTAGACGTCAATCCCGTCCACCGTGACAGCATCTCCGACCTGATGATCTCGTTCTATATATGTCCGCATAGGACACCTCCTTCTTTGGGCATAGAAAAAGCACCCACCCGGAGGTAGGTGCCGTTTTGTTGCACGAAAAAAGCACCCCGGAGGGTGCTGGGATGTATTTATTATTCTGTGAGGATGTCAATGTATTCACAATCAAAGCTCGGCAAAGTAACCGATTGGCCGAAAACCGCTTCGTACGTCGTTTCCCCATCAAGTTCTCCATACATCGTGACAATATCATCCTCTAAAATTTTGGGTTCATTATCATCTTTCGGGAAATAGGTTACATAAATGGTGTCTTCATAATAACCGTATTCGTTCTCGGTGATGTTTACTCTCAAAGTATACATGATACCATAAGACTCCATCACCTGAATTACCTCACCCGTAAATTTAGCGCGTTTGCCTTCATATTCGCTTGGATTACGAGCAATTTGTTTGAATGTATACGATTCGCACGATGAAATATACTCTTGCTTTTCCTCCTCTGCGGAGCGAGTGGTTGTTGGTTCTGTTGTAGTTTGAGATTCTGTAGTATTTGTTTTTGAGTTCGTTTTCTTCGCCGCCTCCGAGTAACCATAAGGCTGCGTAGATGGATCGCCCTTGGTCTGAGGTGCACTATCTTCGCCGAACGCTGCAACAAGTACAGTGATCAAGACGACTGCTCCTATCACCGCCGCAATTATAATTGCTATCAACTTTTGCTTTTTTTCCATATTATCCCTCCTCGTTGATATAGTATCACACAAGGAGGGATTTTTCAATACTTTTAGATGTTTCTCGCCTGAATCCGCGAAATCACAGGGGCCTGTTGGCGTCCGACAAGCTCGTTATCAAGGTAGACACCGCCCTCCTGTACGCTGATTGGTACATCAACTTGCACCGGCGCTTTCCGCAGTTCATCCGCAATCACCTTTCCCAGCTTATTGTAGTCGATCTCCGGCGTCTGTCTGAGCAGCGCGGAGGTGTCATAAATCTCTGGCGGAGTGTAACCGAGCTCGCGGGTGATCTGGCGGTGCATGGCGAGCGTAGCGGGATCTTCCAATGGTGTTACCCCCAACTCCTGCCCAGCCTGCGCATACAGAGATAGCGCGCGTTGGCGTTTGGCGGGATCGGTTGGGATCACCCATTCGGGCTTATCCCCTTCTGCACCCCAATAGAGCCCCTCCTCTTCGATTCGACCTCCGTTGGCGTACTCGGGGAATGCCTCTCGATCAATCGGCCTACCTCCTGGAGTCATGTATGTGGTCGGGATCAACACGTTTTTCTTTTTCATCGATTGATTCATCGCCCATATCGTTTTGTCCGCCCACGTGTCAAGATCGCGCGGATCGAACTCCTTAATCTCGGGAGGATCAAGTTGCGGTCCTTTCTGGGTGGTCTGATTATTGACGTAATCAATGGCTCCTCCAACAGCATCCGCCAGACGTTCCGCCATGGGCTGCTTCAGCGTAGCTATTTTCTCGCCGGATGTCTTGTCAATGACGTCTACCATCCCATCCGTGGAGGATTCCACGAAACTGTAGTTTGACATCATACCCTCGGCCAGCGACCCGCTCACATCCACACCGAGCTCTGCCAGTTTCAACAAGATTGGCTCCCGCTGCTCATCCGTAGCAGCCACCAACTGCTGGAGCAGGATGAGCATCTGTTGCTTAGTCGGCTCGTTTTGCCCTTGGATTGAGGTGATCAGCGCATCAGTAACCGTCAGGCCGCACTGCTCGACAACGCTCTTGATGTCAGGCTCACTGTCGAGGGTTGCATCTGAAACGGCGATCCACGTCTTTGTCGCGGCATCGTAGATAATTCCATAGCTGTTAGCAAGCTCTTTTGCAACAACGTCTCCACAATCAGCCCCACTCTTTTTGAGATAATCCAGTATCGGCTGGATATTCTCGCGTGTGGCCTCGACCGGTTCTTCCCACATACCGGTGACAGCGTTGTAAATCTTGCCCGAGTACATCTCGACAGCCTCAATCACGCCCTCCGGGATCTGCTGTCCGCTTTTCTGTGCTTCAGCGAGGGCTTTCATTTTTTCAGGTGAGTTTGCAATGTCTTTCGCCCAGAGCTTGTACATGTCCTCCACGCTTCCGGATATCGCGCTCATCTGATATACGTCTGTTAGGCCCTTCACGATATTCTGAGGCACGGCCTTTCCCGCGTCAAGGTATGATTTTGCGATCTTTTCGAGTTGATCTTTTTGGGGCTCTAAGGATTCCATGGCGTCGCTCACAGATCGCTTAAGCGCTTTGTCCGAGCCAAATATGCTATCAGTTATAGCCTGAGCTATGCTATAGTCGTCCGGGGATATTTCTGAAAAACTGGCCATAAATTTATCTTTGGCTTTCGAAAAATCCTGATCAATTTTTTCTAACGCATCGTCCACACGATACCCAAAATTCTCGTTTATGGTATTGAATGAAAAATCAATCCCCTGAACGATCACCTCTCCTTTTTGTTTGTTAAGATCCAGCTGAAGCTGAGTAAGAGAATCGTTCATGATCCGCTTGGCAGTTTCCTGTGGCATCCCGTTTTGGATGTTGTATGCGTATTGCAAACTGATAGTCTTTTTGACTTCTGCGTTGGCGTTGTCTGCAATCTCTTGTATTTGGTCAGTGTATTCTCCGATTTTCTCGTTTACCTGATCAAAACTTTCCTTGGTTAGATCACCCATATCTATCTCGCCTATTGTAATTTCAAAATCCGAGATAGTACCTTCATATTCCGCGTTAGTGGCATCTGCAACTGTTTGATTAATTACCGAAATCATTTTTTGTTTCAGTTCATCAATCCGACCCTGATTTTCATCAAATGTTCCGTTTACAAGGGATTCTTCGAGCACATCACTAAGTTCTTGACCGAGTTCTGCCAATTCTGTGCTGGCACTCGCGTAGTATTCGTTCGCCCACGCTGATAAGCTTTCTCCTGTAGGAGATCCCGACTCAAAGCCCGCCGCTATTGCGAGATTGACCACATATCCCTTTTCTTCGATATATTGCTGACAACTTTGGACATAGTTCGTAATTGATTCTTGATAAGCTTTTTTCTCTTCATCTGTTAATTCCAGACCAACAGATATTTTCCACTCTGTTTTGTTAATTTCTGATATAGCGGACTGGATATTTTCCTCATATGTTCCGAGTTTTTCTTTGGCGTCCATATAGGTGTTGAGACGCATGGTCCAATCAGTCGTGGTCAGGCGCGTAGCCACGTCCTCGACCTCCTCGGCCGCGAGCTCGATATCGCCAAACTGCTCCGCAATGTCGGCCTCGACCATATCATCATACAGTTTCCAAATCCCCACGCTAATCCCAGCAATCGCTCCAGCAGCAAGTATGGCACCTCCGGTCGGTGAGGCAAGTTTGCTTAAAATCCCCGCAAATCCCGTCACACCTGATCCCGCTCCTTTGGCGGCTCCGGTCACCGAGGACGCCGCGGACGCAACATTTGTGAGACTATCTGCTGCCTTTTTTGCAGCCTTGACATCTCCGAGTTTTTTCGCCATGTTGCCGAGGCCCTTTGTCACAGAGCCAAGGCCGGATGAAAGCGTACCGGCCATTTTGGTGACAGGACCGGCAGCCGCCACGAACAGCCCGAATTTAATTATCCCTTTCTGCGTCTCTGGGGGCAGGTTGGAAAACTTCTCCGTCAGGTCGGAAATCTCCCCCGCCAGATCAGCGACAACGGGCAACATGTTTTCGCCCATGACGCGGGCTGCGTCTGTGATTTGATTTTTGGCCACCTGAATTTTATTCGCCGTGGTGTCATAGAACCGGTTGGCCTCATCAGTCAGGGCCGTGTTTTCCTCCCAGGCAGCCGTGCCGGTCTCAACCGCACTGGTAAACATCTCGCTCGCACCGGAGGCGCGGAGAATCGCATCGCGAAGCCGCACGTCGGAAAGCTCCATATCGGTAAGGACCTGGATGGCAGACTGCCCACGCTCGTCACAGTCAGAGAGGCCCTGGATAAAGGCGACAATCGCGCCGGCAGCATCCTGCTCAAAGGCCGTCTTAAACTCGGAGGCACTCATCCCGGCAACATCGGCAAATTGTTTGAGCCCCTCCCCACCCTGAACCACAGCCAGCTGCATCCGGCTCATCAGCGTGGAGAAAGCTGTGCCCCCTGCCTCCGCCTCGATACCAACAGAGGACAACGCCGCTGCAATACCCAGAATTTGCGGCTCTGTCATACCCACCTGGTGGCCTGCGCCGACAAGGCGGGAGCCCATCTCTACGATCTCGCGTTCCGTAGTGGCGTACTTGTTCCCAAGGTCGACGATCGTAGAGCCGAGCCTGTCAAAATCATTCTGTGACATCTCCGTCACGTTGGCAAAACGCGCAAGGGCAGTTGCCCCCTCCTCTGCTGAGAGGTTCGTGGAATTGCCGAGGTCGATCATTGTCCGGGTGAAATCCAGGATATTCGGCACCTGGATGCCGAGCTGCCCCGCCGCCTCTGCAACAGCTGAAATTTCCGTAGTAGAGGATGGGACTTCCTTGGCCATGTCGATGATCCCCTGACGCAGCTCCAGGATATCCTGTGCCGTCGCGTCTACAGTCTTCGTCACGCCGGTAAATGCGGTCTCAAAATCCTCCGCCGCCTTAAAGGCCCCAACGCCGAGACCTGCAATCGGCGCAGATAGATACATGGACATCTTACCGCCGATATCGGACATCTTGTCGCCAAAAGAGGTGAGTTTGCCTCCGGCCTTTTCCAACGTCCCGCCAAACAGTGTGAAGGAACTCTCCATCTGATACAGTTCCTGTGTCATCTCATTGATCCGCGTCCTGGTGTTGTTGAGTGCCGTTTGGTATTCAACCGTCTTGTTTTTGCAGTTGGTGATCTCGATACTGAGCTCCTCATACTGCGATTCCAGATTCAGTTGTTTAGCTCGATACTGGTCGGACTTTTCGGCAGCCTTTTTATACTCTTCACTCTCTTTGCCGACCTCGTCAGCGAGCTTTTTAACTTTCTCGCAAGAGCGATCATACTGTGCCGACACCTTCTCAATCTCACCCTTAAGCGTTTTCTGTCGGGATTCGCATTCTTTGATATAATCGTTCAGGCCCTTGATGCTCTCACTGTAGACATCGGATTTCTCTTTCGCAATTCCAATTGCCTGTGCCCAGTATTTAGTCGATTTCTTTAGCCCGTCAATTTTATCGACCAGCGTAGCAGATGAGCCCTCCAATTCCCGGAGTTCACTGCGCAGGAGTTCTCCTTTCCGGTCGATGTTTTCGAGCTCCGTCGCCGCACTCCGGCACGCGGTGCGAAAATTGGTAAAATCGAGTTCCAGTTCTCCACGGGCCACGCCCATATCAATCGCCAAAACTATACCCCCAGACTTTTATAAAAATCATCCAGATCTCGGGCATCGCCCTGATAGATGGGCGCTTCGCCGTTTTCGAGCATGGATGCGATATATGCGCACGCCTCGTCAAAACAGAACGATGTAAATTCGTCCTCCAGATTTAAAATCTCACTTGGTCTTTTTTGATACCTTTTTGACAGTACCAGTATCCGGTTGATCTCTCTGGATTTCACGAAATCGTTTCAGGCGATCGACCCCCGTCAGCACATAACTGTATATGGCTGTCAGCTGATCGTCCGTCAACTGAACCCCCGCCTGTTCTAATTGCTCATAGGTGGGTTCCACCAATGCGGCACGCGCATAGACCTGCATCAGCTCTCCGGTGCTCTTCAGGCCGTCAGCGGACTGTGACGCACTGCGGAGCCCGCCGTTAAACACTTCCGCCGCCACGCCCAAAAGCGGATTGGGGATCCCATCGGCCATCATTGCCATGATAGAGGGGCGGCGCAGACGGACCGTTATATTCTCCCCGGACACGAAACCGGGGAGCTCCACTTCGGAGCCCCCCGCATACTTTTTAAACTGTTCGATCGACGTAACAGACATATTGCTCCCCCTTACGCTTTAGACGCCACAGTCGCCGTACCGCACTTCTTCGCCTTATTGGCGCTGTCCACCTCCACGATCAGAATCTTCTGGCCAGTGGTGGCAGTGATTTCGGACGTCCCGTCCCATGCGGTGTAACCGCTGGAGCAAACCTCATCATATGCCGGAGCTGTGACACTGGATGCCGTCTTGTACTTGTAACTGTTGCTACCGGATTTTTCCGGCGTAACAGTAACCGCAGTCTTGCCGGAGGTGGTGCCCGCCACGGATTTGACGGTCAGCGTTCCGATTACAGTCGCGGCTTCCTCGATCTCCGGGAGCTCGTCGATATATTCGATCTCATACGGCCTTTTCCCGCCGCCCGGCGCCGAGTTCATCGTGTACTCCGTCACGCGGAACGTATCATCCTGGTTGGATACCGTATAAGGAGCGCCTACACAATCTGGATAACTGCGCTTCTCGTAGCCGATGATGTCGGAGCCGAGCATGCGCGCGGAATACAGATCCACAGTGCACTTGGGCGGGTCCTGTCCTTCCTCCGGTGGGATATACCGGGTTGGATTGCCCTGCTCGTCCTTTTCCAGCGTCCCGCCCAGCAGGAATGGCATCAGATCCATGATTGTCGCATTGTCGGAGAAAGTGAGCCGGTGGCCGGTCAGCGTCGATTTCTCGGGCTTCTGCGCTTTCAGGACGCCCTTGACCATACACTTGATTGCCTCCGTGGTCTCCACCTGCGGCTCCACTCTGACGCTGGTGTCTGTGGTAAGGGCGATTGAGCGCGGCTCTTCCTCCTGCGTGGTAACAACCACCAGAGCGCAGTCAATCGTATAGGTCTCCAGACCTTTCTTAATTGCCATAATATCAATTCCTTTCCAAATTTAATCTGTTGATATTGTGCTGTTGATAGCACACATAGATTAAGCTCGTCATATACGCCTCAACGTTATCGTCGAGGTAGTGCGGCTGTTCGTCTTCGGCCAGTCGCAACACCGGGAACAGGGCGTTCATCGCCCGCTTCACGCCGGAGATATAGTCCTCAAACTCGGCGTAGCGATCCATAGGATAATAGAGCAGCAGCTCATACTCACGCCCCGTAAGGCTCTGGCTGAGCACAGCCCCATTGTCCCTCAGGACGATATACGGGGTTTTACACGCGCCCTTATGCCCGCCGATTGGATAGACGTCATACCCTCCACTGCTGATATGATCGTAGATTCGCTTCCAGTTCATTTGTTCATAACTCCTCTCAGGCCATTCATGACCCTGGGCGCCTCGCGGCGGAGCGTCGGATAGACAATCGCATATTTCTTTTCGTGCGCAAATTCCAGATAAACGCCATAATCCACGCCGTGCTGGAGGTAGATGATCAGCTTCCCAGGGCGCAGTTCGCTGCCGCCCTGAAGCCGCTGGCGCGCATGAGCGGTACGGTCGATCCATTTACGATTTTTCTTTGCCTCCGCCTCAAGCTGCCGGGCCGTGGTGTCCCCATATTTTTGGAGTGCTGTCTCCAAACGATCCGGGAGCGCATCAAGGCTCTTATAGATCTCTGAAAAATCAAACACCACTCACACCTCCTCCAGCGACAGATCTGTGCACAGATGCAGCCCTCCGGGATCGTCCACGCCCGTAACCTTGTATGTATGGCCATCAAGTTTAATCAGATCCTCAAGGTGGACGGCATCCGTGTACAGTATCATAAACATGGGATTGACGCGCTGCGGGACCTTCCCGGCCTCCTGCGTCTCAATCACGAGATGGCTGTGATACGCATGGTACAGCCCCCGCAGATCCGTCACTTTCTCCGGATCCTCCGCAGTACCGTAATGATCTGCTTTGGGCCGGAGTAGGACAGCGTCTCTCCCGTGCTGATTGATTGCACGGGAGAGCGTATGAGCGTTCAGGGCAGGATTCATAGGATGATCACCCGCCCTTCACGACGCAAGAGCCGGAAGGCCGTACAGATGCCGCCAGACGGAGCCAATAGGCAGATGTATCCGCCAATGTAAGACCGGATACCTGCACCGGGCAGGACTCCGCCTTGATGATAAGACACCTGTAAGCGGCCATTTTCACGTCGCCCTCCGCACGATCCAACTGATAGATCAGCTCATCGTCATCGAAAAAAGGCACCTGTCGTTCCCTGCAAAGCATTTTCAGTTCATCAAGCGGCTCCATCTTCCTCCCCTCCTCTATGCTCCGAGAATCCCCGCAGCGCGCAGGGAAGCCGTCAGGGCTTTCAGGGAGGTGCTTACAGCGGCGGCCTCGTCACTAACAGGATCGGCAACCGCAGCAGCCTGCTTTACCCCTCCCAGTGCGGACGTGGTCGCGGCGGGAAGCACATACGCGTCAGGGATTACACCCGAGGCCATTTTAGCCGCGCTAATAATACCATCCTTAATATTATCAGCCTCCACCGCATTTGCCGCCAGTTTAGCGTGGGTCACAGAGCCGTCTGCAATCTCGGTACCCGTGCCACCGCTCTGAATCTCGCCGAGCATCTCGACAAGCAGCGCTCGCAGTTCGGGCGAGATACCGGAGAGCGACTGGATATAGTCAGCCGTCATTGCCATCGCGATCCCCCCCCCTTACGATGCTGTCAGGCCGGTGATCGTACCGTGCATGAACTTCGGGCCGTGATCAAGTCCGATCTGACCAAAGATCTGGCCGTCCTCCGAGGCGCCGGTCTTTGCGAGTGTCTCATAGAAGAAATTACCCTTTCCGGGTACCGGCTGGAACACAGGTGCAATCACGGACATTTCCGCCGCTAGCACTGTATCCTGAGGCATAAAGCGATTCAGGGCAATGCCGATATTGCCGAAATCTGTCTCCAGCTGCTTGATATTTGTGCCTCCAAGATTGCGATCCGTCGGCGCATAACTGTACAGATCCGTGATGATCTGCTTCTGCGCGGAATTCACCCACAGGACCATATTCTTAAAGACGGCGCCGGCGTCATACATCTTCTTAAACAGGGCCTGCAGATTGGCCTTGGTAAGCTTCTTGCTGCCGGCGGCAATGGTATTTCCGTCAGAACACAGCGCGATCATGCCGCGTGTCTTGTTCGCCACATCGGCCTTTGTAGACTTGGCAAAAACACCGTTGAGGAAAGTGTACTCTACATCGCGCGCGATCTTCTCCAGCACTCGGGTGATCTGCCAGGACTTTTCATCCGGTACATTGTTCTGCTGTCCGGCCGTATTAAGACCGCTCATGCGCTTGGAATTGGACATCTTGACATAGGAGATAGAGATCTTCTCCTGAAAGATCTGTGTCACGTTGGTGTTCTGATCACGCACGATATTGGTCGCCTGCGGTGCAGTAAGAGAGGCGGTCTCCGTGATCTCCGGCTGTTTAGCCGCAGGAAGCGAATACTGACTGTCTGTGGGGAATTCAAAATCCTCTGTCTGTATTCCGCCCGTCAGGCCGCCGATCGCGGTCAGGAACGGGGTGTTGATCGGGTCGGCGGTGAAGAGCTCACCGGCATAGTTGGGCAGGTTCCATACGGTACCCACACCGTTTACATTTTCGGGCATAAATTAGTCCTCCTTTAAATTAAAAAGTTTTTCTTTCGCCATGACACGCTGTACGAGGGGGAGCGACGGATCGGACGCCTGTTTCTCAAGCTCCTCGCGCTCTGTGGGCGTCTGACGGTTCCGGGCAAAATTTCCGGCGCCGCCAGTCCCGGCGGGAGATTCTGCTTCAAACATAGCGGCAAAATCCTGCTTACACTTTTCCATCAGCGCATCCTTGTCTTTCAGAGATCCGTCGTCGGCAAACTCAACGGTATCCCCCAGCTTGAACATAACATATTCCGGGTCTTTACATCCCGCGCTGGTGAGAGCGGAGCGAAGTTCCCAGTCCTGCCGGTCTTTCTTTCGGCCGGATTTCTCGTCGTCAAGCTGACGCTGCAAACCCTCGACGTCGACTTTTTCGAGGTCTGCAATTTTGGTGTTTGCGGCGACAAGATCGTCCCGCAGCGTCTTGATCTCGGCATCCTTGGTCGTGATCTGTGTCCTGAGTGCGGCGACTTCCGCGCCGTTCTGGTTCAGTACCTTGTCGATCACTTCTTTTTCCAGACCGAGACCTTCCAGAAATTTTCTTTCCATGTGCATCCTTTCACAGCTACGCGTTTTGTACGGGGTTTCGCTCCCCTGCTGCCCCGTAGTTTTACGACGTCGGGCCGGTCAAATTTAGGTATCAAAAAAGCAGCCCGAAGGCTGCTGATTTGCGTGAATATATAGAGATTAGATCAACTGTGAGAGAATAAACTCCTTGAGTACAGCCATCCCGAACATTCCTGCACGTTTGGCCAGCTTGGCGATCTTAGCAGATACTTTCTCGCTCGCGTCGATCTCTGCGAGCCTTTCCACATACTCCACACCCTGCCGGGTGAGAAGCGTCCGGCCCAGATAGACGGAACGGATTTTCCCGCCGCACACCTCGTTCGGCGGAACCCATACAAGACCCTGTATATATCCCTCGTTCTGGAGCTTGAGCAGGGAGGCGGCAAAACATCAAACGCCATTTCCAAGCCCTGCTCGTTGACCATCCGCATATCCGGCACATCTTTTTGATACTCGGCATACAGCGCATAGAGCACCTGATGCTTGGCGTCGTTTGTCATGATGATCCCCTCCTGTTTTTAATGTCCGAAAAATTCAAAAGGATCTCCGTATCGTGTAGGTTCGTCCTTTTCCAACGCCTCGCGGAGGGCTTCTACATAAAAGGCTGCCGCTGGTTGTTCATCGGTGGAATGAAAATCTCCATAATTAAACGGAACAAACTCTTCGTGAAACTTTCGATCGTACGCTTCGAGTAACTCCCGTACTTCCTTTTTTCGAAGAATTTCCATATCCCTGCGTATAATATACATGAACTAACGCCCTCCTTTTTAAAAACCGAAATCCAAAAACGCTTTTTCGACATCCGGGAAGTGCGCTTTGAAAAATTCCAGCTTGCCCTGATCGTTGAAGCTCTCCAAAGAGAAGAGATTCGCAAAGATTTCTTTCTCTTTGCGCCCTGACGCGTTTGGGCCTGTCCAATACTCCTTACCATGACGTGCAGGGAATTTGAATTCACTCTCACATAAACCATCTAAAACATCAGAGAGAAAACCATCCCCATCATTAGCCTCGCAAAAATCAATAAAAACTCCCGGATTTGCTCGGATGATCCCCTTTGCGTCTTGAATCGCTTTAGAGAACGCCGCATTTTCCCAGGAGTTCACAAACATGCTGTCAATCCGATGAGCCAACTCATGGGTGTTTGCGACCGTAAAATTGAGGTCCCAAAAATCTCGGTTTGATGTATCGTAATAGACGGTGTCGTTTTTTTCCAGATATCCAAAAGCTGCTTTGGGCAATTTGTGTTCCCGATAGGCGACCGCTTCAAAGGACTGCTGCAAGTATAGTCTATTCTTTTCCGGCACTGTCGTCAAGAACATCTGATATTCCCGCTTCGCCTTGTCCAGATCAAACGAGCCGTCTTTCCGTCGAAAATCACTGTTGGTGTGGAAGAGGTTGAGCGCGGATTCTTTTGGAGGATTCAACCACCGGTCCAGCGCTGGGCTTGATTCTCCCCGTGCCCAAGCCCCCAATTCCTCGCCAATCTCCCGATAGCTCTTGGTGATTTCCGCCGTGACTACGCACATCCCATTCGGGTGATCAAGCGGCAGGCTGTCCTTGGCGAACAGTTCTCCATCCCGTGAGGCGCAGAGCGGACAGACGCGCCCTCCGTTGCTGCTGTGCCACCGGTATCCCTCTACAAACGGATTGTCCCGCGTTGCGCGCTGTAGGGATAGCTGGTAGGCATGTGTCACCGCCGTGCGTGCCAATCGCTGCGCATTATAGTCCACAACGCGCTTCGTCCCCGGATAGACGATCCCCCAATCCCATGGCTTTGCGGCGCCCGGCTTGAGATAGAGCTCCAAATCCTTGGCCAGATCATACGCAGACTTATGTTGGATGATCCCCCGGTTGATGATTGTCTGGATGTCTCGCTCATACTGGCGCTGGTAATCCCACAGGCGTTCTGATAGCCCCCTGAACCCCTGATAAATTTTCCCGTTCATGAGTTCCTCGGCGACGCCATAAGGGACACGCGAAAAGACGTCCGAAAAGCGCTCGGACAGAGCGGGGCAGGCCTTGGTATAAAAGCGTCTCTCTGCTTTGGTCACGGCCTCGGCTGTGCTAAGGATGGACTGGGTTGTGATCCCTTGAAGCGTGTTGAGCATCGCGTCACTCTGCTTTTTCAGGCTCGCGGCATAATCCTTCAACCATCGGTATGTAAGCGTTTTCTCGCTGTACTTTTTGGCTGCGCGCTCAAATTCCCGGGCGCTTTCCAGATAGAGATCCGCAATCTGCTTTTTTTGGCTCTGAGTGATCTCCAGGCGCCGGTTCTGCGCCTCGCGGACCAGTTCAAGATAATTCCCCAGCCGCCCCGACATCAGTCAACCTCCGGCGGCTCCGCCGCCTGAAACGAATCTTCCAGCATGCGCCGCTCCTGCACGATCTGCTGGATCTCCGCATCAGCCTCATCCGCATCCAGCCCCTTACTGTCCGCGCCACCCCATTTCATCAGGTACGAGCGAATGCTCCGAGTGTTGGCGGCAAGTTCGGAAAGATCCAGCTGTTTCTCCTCGCTCTCGTCCTCCGGGATGGGATATTGATTATCCACTGCAATCACGCGGGGCGCGGGGGCAAATTCGCCGTATATATTCTGCAGCCCGGGGAAAACCTCTGCCGCATACAGTACCAAATCCGCCAGCCACTCCAGCGCGGGACGCCAGGCGTTCATTTTTTCCTCACAGCGGCAAATCAAGGGCCAGTACAGGGCTTTGAGCCCCTTCCCGCTGGTGATGAGGGAGCGGGTGCTTTCCAGATTCAGATCCGGCACTCCCAGCAGGTCATGCATATCCTGCTTGATATTAGCCAGTGTGTTCTGATAGGCGCTCCCATACGCGAACGAATTATCAATAGTCCCGACCTGTACCGCCGCGGCGTTGCTGTTCACGCCAGCCTGAGTTGGATCTCCTTTGATATCCCATAGAGCGCCGGGCGCATACCGAAAAGTCTGCGTAGATTCCGGAGATATACCGCTCATCCAGACGATTTGATTCATGCCCTTCCGCAGAGCGTCAATATTGGCGCTTTTTAACCGGCCATACCAGGAATCGTCTGTCATGAGCTCCTTGACCTCGCTCTCGCCGTCCGTATCGCCGGAAAGACCGTCGTTGAGGATGACGTAGGCGGGGATGCGGTCGAGACCTGTGTCCGCGTTTTCCCGGGTTCCGTCCCAGGGGAGGGTCTGCCCGTAGCCGTCCGTAAAGCGCTCGCTGACCATGCACCGGCCGTTATCCATCCAATATTTCTGCACCCAGATCTCCTGCCGGGCCTTGTCCGGGTCATCTTTGGTCGTGTAGAAAAAGGTGATTCGTTCCAGTTTATCCACGTCGTCCATATTCGTGTCAAAAATAAAACCATCGGCGGGGACGAAAGAAAAAGTGCACCGATCTGCGGTGATATTTGCCTTTAGCGCCACTCTCCCGCCAATCGAGCAGTCGCGGGCGCCTTTGATAAGTTTGTCTGACAGCCGATTCTGCTTCAGCACGGCATCCAAATAATCCTGCATGGCCGATTCGTTCGGGCGTTTGCCGTCTGTCTTTTCCTCATCCGGGCAAGACACCCGGATTTCCGGCGTCTTGCCAAACTGGAACTGCGCTTCCCTTCGGATGAGCTGTTTGATGAGGTGCGAGCGCAACTGTGCAGGAACATAGTCCCCACTGTCATCGGTTTCAAACCGTGCACCGTCTTCGTAGATTTTGTAATACTTCTCGATCTGCCCCAGTTTTCGGAGCACATCGGGCCCATAGGGGCCGTAGAGCTCCAGAGCAATGAAATCAGGAATCAAGCCCTCACCTCCCATATTTCAAATCGCTGTATATGGCGTACCGGATCGCATCCTGTACGTCGTCATTTTCTTTTATCGGCTCATCGGCGCCGGGCTTCCAAACATAACTGTAAATTTCATCCGGGAAACGCTGGACGTTTTCGCGGACAACAAAAAGGCGGCGCCGCTTGTACAAGCTCGCCACCTCTGAAATTCCCGCCAGCACATCCTTACGGGCATATATCGCTCGAATCCCTTTCTCCCGGAGTGTCTGCACCAGATCAGGCCGGGCAGGATCGCAGTAAAAGTTGATATTTCCAAGTTTGTTTTTGATCTCCAGGGCGATCTCCGTCCACCGGTCTATATGCCGGTGTTTGGCCGCCCACTCTCTAACGAGGTAATACCGCCCCTCCTCGGTTTTTCCGATCAGGACCATAGCTCCATAATGCTCCCAGCCGAAGTCTACCCCAACAAACCACTTTGCAATCTCGTCGACCGGCACCGCAGACATCGAGAGGTAATGGACGTTATGATCAAAGTCGGGATAGACCATCCCGTCTGCGTTCGCCCACGCGCCCCGTATGTATCGGTCATAGAATACGCCGGCATATTGGTTTTCATACCGTTCCCGGATCTTCGGCGACAACGTCAGATTGTCAGCCATCGTGAAATGCAGATGCAGGGCGTTCTTTTTCTTCGGCTGATTCCCCTTGATCCATTCGGTGTAGAACCAGTGGGACGGGCTCTCCGGGTTACAGTTGAACCAGTAACGGCTCCCTTCCACGGAACAGCGGGCCATCGCCTGTTCCACAAAGGAACGCGGCATGAGTGCCACCTCATCGAACAGCACGCCGGAGAGCGTCATGCCTTGAATCAGTGCAGCTGATCCTTCGTCTTTCCCGCCAAACAGGAAGTATGTATTCTGCTGCCCGCCGCCGGTGATCACCAACTTGTTCTCGCTGCGTCGCTCCTGGACATTGAAAATCCCCTCCATCCATGTCGGCAGATAGAAGATCACATTGCGCCGTAAGCTCTCTATGGTCTTACCGCAGATAGCAAATACAGCACCGTCAAACTGCGTCATGCTCCACAGGATAAATCCAACCGACATTGATAACGTTTTGCCGGAACGGATTGATCCGTCGCAGATGATCGCATCACGATTCCGGTATTGCTTCATCTGCCACCAATTCAGGCTGATCAACTGTTTCCGGCTGAATCTCCCGTATTGCATCTCCGTCCTCCTCTAAAGCTCTCGCGCTCCGCTGGATCTGTTCCAGCAGGTTATTTATGGGGGCCTTATCATCTTTGCCACTGCCATCAAAAAGCCCTTGATGTTTGCCCAGCAGCTCAAGTGCCCGCACCTTATCGGCCAGCTTGATTTCAACTCCGTTCTGCGTCTCCTTGATCGACAGGACAGCGGCCTTCTGCGTGTCGTTGAGCTCCTCTGTAGGCTTGATCCGCACCACCCCGCCGGGACTTACCGACGCATAGTCCGTCCCCCGGGCGAATGCGATCGCCGCCAATTCCTGAAGCACGCGATCCTGCGTGATCTCCGTGCGGCGTTCCCGGTCGCGTCTGCGTCTTTGGATAGCGTCCGAAACACAAGTTTTCCCAAGTAGCTCCGGTCCGATCCGATCGGCCGTCTTACGGCTGTATCCCGCCCGGATAGCCGCCTGTGTGGCGTTCAGATCAATCAGATATTCATCCACAAATCGTTCCTGTTTTGGCGTCAGCCTTTTATTCACATGCTCACCACCTGCCTAAATCGAAAATCAAAACCCCGGCATAAGCCAGGGTGAAAAAAGTCAAAAGAAAATCCCCGCCGGGTTAGGTCAGCGGGGATTCGCGCCCAGCGTCGTCACATCCCGTATGGTGGGATGACTACCTGCGGGGCTATGAGGGGGAAAAAGGGTAGTTGAGTGATGAAGCTCTTGATTACACCTTTCTCATTTTAAATTTTAACATGTAAAAGGTGGGACAAAACGGACAAACCTAAAATTTTTTCAAATATTTTTGAGAAAGCGGTTATGGATCTTCCTAATCCCCTCCTGCGTTATCTCATTTTGGAACGCGTTAGCAATCTGCTGCCATGACTTGCCTGCCAGATACCGCAGCTCAAAAATGCGACGTGTCCTGCTGTCGTCAATCGTCATGATCCAGTCCAGCACCTGCCCATAGGCGCGTACGATCTGCAGGCCGTACCGTGTAATCTTGCGGTCCAGCGCGTCCAGAGCATCCCACAACGGCGCGGCATCCGGATCCGTGCGAAAGTGCGTCTCTCCGGGGATCGTCACCGTGTGCATCGTGTAGGGGAAATCAGGGTATGATCCCCTGACATGATCGGGCGGAGTGACATCCAACAGCTCCTCCAACAGGTCGTCTCGCTGCCGCTTAAGCTCTGCCTGCTCATCCCGCAGGCTCCTAACCTGCATCAGCTCGTGTTTGGTCATTGGTGTCCTCCTCTCTGATGATCGTATACATACATCGCGGCATCATGCAATATCCCTTACGCCCAGTGTACGTTAAGTACGGACAGCGTATCTTGTCCCCGTCGCAGATCACCGGAGGATCAGGCGGATCAGGAGCGGGGTCCTCTGCCGTCTCCTCCGGCACGTCCTCCTCATCCTCCTCCGGGCCTGGCTCTGTCCCCCAATCCAGCAGCGCGCTCTCCATCAGCACCCGATCCGTAGGACTGACCTCCCTGCCGCGCTTGTACGCTTTGATCTCGCGATCATCGTACCCGGTAGACAGCAGCAGCCCGTCAGGGTCTATCCCCGCGGAGATGCACCGGGTCACAAAGTCCTCAAACCAGCTATCATTCCTTGCCATGTCCCACCGCCTCCAATATGCAGCCGATAACCAGCGACCCCGCGCAGATCCCGACAATGACCACCCCGAACGGTATACCCGTGATCAAACACACCAGCCAGATTGACGCAAGAGAGATAGCTGCTAATGTCACGATCGCGATCAGCACTACCGCGATTGTTGCCGATGTCCTGAGTATATGGCCAATCGATTTTAACAGTTTCATGATTCAATCCTCCACCGGTTCATATGTTTTCTCAAAGATATCGGGCTTACAGGGGTAATACTCTCCTGCTACACCTCGGATGATGTAGTCGCCAATACTGACGTAATGGTCACCCTCAAGCGTTTTGATTTTCATCTCAATCGTAACGGGCCCCTTTTGCACTTCCCACGCGGCGTCGTCGTACCAATATTCCAGGCTACCACCCACGAATGCTTTGATTTCATCCAGATTATCCCCTGTCCATCGGATAGCCTCAACCTCTACGGGCTTTTTGCGATACTTCATGAATCACTCATTCCTTCCTTTCACCAAAACTGCAAAAGTCATCGAGATCGAAATTCAAACTGTAAGAAGCACCGCCTTCATGGTCGGTGGATACTGCGTTGTTGATACACTCCATCTCGTACAGATCAAACCATTTACAGTCTCTGCATCTCACCACGGGCACGGCGTCAATGATCGGTTGTTGATAAAGTAGCTGCTTCACGGCATTTTCGAAATCGAACTGACCCATCGGTCCGATAACAAAAATCTCAGACGGATCCACCTTGTCTAAATCAATCAAACGCATATTCATCCCTCCATCCTTGCACCGCAGATGGGACAGTAATGCGATTCTCGGTCGTTTTTGCACCCACACCGCGAGCACCTACATGACAATGACCCTTTGTCGTACCAATGCCCGACCGGCCTCAGCTCCTCCGGGTCGATGGTTGGGAGATCGCAGAGTATGTCCCTGATACGCCCATCATCGTCAAATCCGCCTAATTCGCGGATCGCCGCGCTCCTGCTGATCAGATCATTCTTTTTCATGGTTGGCCTCCTGTCTTCACTTTTTTAATCCGCGCTTTTAGGGATTGCATCAGACTGTTCTGCGTGTCAGCTTTGCTGGCCAACGCCGCCATGACGTCCTCGTCGCGGCCTCCCTGGACCACCAGATGGTGGATGATAACCGGCAGTTTCTGCCCCTGGCGGTGCAGGCGTTTATTTGCCTGCTGGTACTGCTCGTAGGACCAGGTAAGCCCGAACCAGATCGCGTGGCGCCCGCCCTGCTGGAGATTCAGCCCGTAAGCACAGGACGCCGGGTGTGCTAACAGGAGATCAATCCCGCCCGCGTTCCAGTCCCGCTCATCCTGCGGCCCGGCATATACCCGGATACGCAGCTTTGTCTTCCGCAGGGCTTTCAACAGCCTATCCCGGTCGTGCTGGAAATTGTAAAACACAAGCGCATGCTCGCCCTCCAGACGTTCGATCAGCTCCATAAAGGCCTCGATTTTGTCATCATGGATCTCAACGACGTTGTGCATCCCGTCATATACCGCGCCATTGCACAGCTGCAGCAGCTTGTTGGACAGCACTGCTGCGGAACCGGCATCAATCGTGTCCTCATCAACCTGAAGCAGCGCCTCACGTTCCAACTGCTTGTATGCCTTTTCAGCAGACGGGCTCAACCGTACCGGGAAGATGTCCTCCATACACTCCGGGAGATCCAGGTAATCCTCCGCGCGCATGCTGATACAGATATCACCCAGCAAGGACTTGATCTCCTCTTCCGCGCCGTTATGCGGTTTGTATGTGAAAACCCGTGTGGCATCCCGTTTGTCCGGATCAAAGAACCGTTCGCGGAATCCCCCCAGCGTCCGTCCTAAACGTTGACCGCCATCCAGCAGGTAAACCTGCGCCCACAGATCAATCAGGCTCTGCGGTGTTGGCGTCCCCGTCAGCTCTACAATCCGGCGGATGTGCGGCCGCACGGCCTTCAGCGCTTTCCAGCGCTTGGACGATCGGCTCTTGAAGCTGCTCGCCTCATCAAGGACCACCGTGTCAAAGGGCCATTCGTTCCGGTAATACTCCACCAGCCAACAGACGTTGTCCCTATTAATCACATAAATGTCGGCGGGCGTGTTCAAAGCTTGTATTCGGCGCTTCGCCGTCCCGAGGACCGTGGAAAACCGTAGCCCTTTTGTATGATCCCACTTAGCCGCTTCAGCCTGCCAGGTTGCCTCCGCCACCCGTTTCGGTGCGACAATCAAGACCTTCCGAATCTCAAATCGGTTGAATTTCAGTTCCTCGATTGCTGACAGCGTGATCGATGTCTTCCCCAGGCCCATATCAAGCCATAGGGCAAGCGCCGGTAGATCCAGGATCTTACCCTCACAATAGCTTTGGTAGGCATGCGGTATGTATCTCATTGGTGGATCACCCCCTCCGGGAACAGCTCCCGCACCAGCGCTTTAACCTCATCGATACCGCGCGTTACCCGGACGTCTGCGCCGCGCAGTCGCATCTGCTCAATCTGCCATTGCTGGATTTTGGCCAACCGCCCCACTTCAGTTTTTAACTCGACATACACTGTCCGTCCCTCCCGGGTGATGATGATCCTGTCCGGCACCCCAGGATTATTGGGGCTGACAAATTTGTAACACAACCCGCCGCAGTCCCGCACTCGTTTTACCAGGCTCTTCTCAATCTGAGATTCTTTCATCCCTGACATTTTTTTAAAAATCCTCCTTTCCCTCTTGACAAAATGCGTTTTTTGTGGTATCGCGTACGCGCACACACGTATATGTTTTATATTTTAAGGATTTAAGGATATTTAAGGCCCTTATATACCCTTTATTTATTATTTTTATACTCCATATAGAAAAATGGGTTAACACGGTTAACAAATATGGCTAATGCTTTGATAATTAAGAGTTTTGCTGTTAACCGACCCCGTTAACCGACGCCAAATCTGGGTTAACTTGGGTTAACATCCGATTTTTGGTGTTAACCGACGCTCGGTTAACATTTTGCAGGGATTCTCCTTCGTACACCCAGCCCTTTTGGCTGCCATACCCACCTCCGAAACGCATGAGGTTTTTCCGTTTCCACCCCGGAGCCTTGTCCAGGATCTTAGCTATACGCCGGCTGTCCGCCTGCCGGACCGCCCAGTCACGGCGCCATCCAAGGCATTCGCAGAGGACCTCCAGCACGCAAATTCGGTCCCTGTGCATCAGGCTTTGGCTGCAGCCGTGAACATTCCCGTTCAGATACAGGTCACGCGCCGCGGCGTCCATCTTCCGCCAGTTTTCCGGCACAGGGCGATCCAGGAATTCTAAAACGCGTCCCTCCAGATCGTCCCGTTCCGTGTGACGGGTCCTGCGCTGCTCCGCCTCGCGCTCCGCTTCCGCGCCGAGGATCAGCGGCTCCCCCGCCTGCCAACGGATATATGCCTCCGCCCAGATCTGCCCGACGGTATCCGGCGTCAGGTCGTCCCACACATTTTTAGGGGGATTTTTCCCGCAATCGATGGGCCAGAATCGACGGTTCCCCGTCGGGTCCTTCAGGTAATCGTTATCATTGGTTGTCCCGAAGAACACGCACTGCCGCGGATGCTTTTCTGCACGCTTATCATAGGCGGCCCGATATTCGTCCTGCGTCTGCGACACCATCTGCTTAACCGTGTTCGTGTCCGCCTTGCTCATGGAGGACAGTTCTGGGATTTCCACCATCCAGCGGCCCTGAATGATCTCCGCAACAGCTTTCGGGTCATCAAATGAGACCATCAGCGAGGCCGCCCACTCTCCGCCCAGTCGTGCCACAAAGGTGCTCTTGTAGGTACCCTGTGGGCCACAGATCACGACCATCTGATCATATTTGACACCTGGTTCCATCGCACGAGCGACGGCGGCAACAAGGCTTTTCCGCGACACGGCGCGCACATAGGGCGTATCCTCCTCGCCAAAGTAGTCCTGATATATCGTGTCCAGGCGCGGAATTCCGTCCCATTGCAGGCTCTCGAGGTAAGATCGGACAGGGTTATACCGGTTCTCCTCTGCCGTCAGGACAAGCGCGTCGTTGATTGTATCCTTCACGTGGAATCCCAGTAGCTGCTCCACACAGTCGCGCAGCCCTGCGTCGTCCGCGTTCGCCCACTCAAAAGGGCCCTCCTTTTCTTTACGCCCTGACCACGGCAGAGGGGCCAGCCCCTCGATGCGCCCGCTGAAATCATTCAGGCGGATCCTATCCCTGATTCTTGGGTCGTATTTGAGCATGACCGCGGCATTGTATATACTGCGGTCATATTTCCCGGAATCCATCACTTTCAGCTTCCGCATCCAGCTGACATCATTTTCCACAGAATCACCGGGGGCAAAATCCTCCACCGCCTGCTCATACCGTTCGCGGTCTATCGACTCTGCCACCTTTGGGTCCTGGCGGATCCTGTCTGCCATCGCCTTAAAGCTCGGTAGCTTATGTGCAGGCGTATCTGGCTTTGCATCGTCGTCAAGGTCCCCGTACAAGTGCCTGCGGACGAGGTCAAAGGCATTGCAGAGATACCCACCGGCCGGATCTGTCGCGTGGTGGCTGAATAGGTATTTCCCGCCCTCATATACGATGGCGCCGCCTGTCGTGCTGCCCTTGGCATAGGTATACCGGTCCGATTGGTCCGTCGGCGTATAGACGCCCGGCAGGAATTGATCCATCGCCCCATAGATGTCGTAGACACGACAGAAAGCGCCGACGATGCCTTTTTTTTCCGTGGGGTCTCCCTGCTTGTCCGCGAGTTTTGCGTGTGACTGCGCCCCCGGAACCTGTGGCCAGGAGGCGAAATCTCGCCAATCTGTATACATGGCCAGTATGCCGTCCGCTGACAAGAACGGTTTGTCCCCTGTCTGGTAGACGTACTCTCCGTCCGAGCAGCACGATGGCCAATACATCAGCCGCGAAGGCTCGAAAGTGGACGGGTCAAACGGCACCATGTCCGTGTCTATCAGTTTTGCCGCCATCCGCGCGATCGGCTCATACTCATCAGCTGTCACTGTCCTGTCCAACGGCAGGAGCACACGCAGCCGCGGCGACGCAGGGGAATGCTTGCGCGTCGAGTATACACAGTAGCCACAGGTCAGGCCGTCTACCCGCCGCAGGATGTCCGCAGTTCCGCCGGCTGGGATATTGTCAAGGTCCAGTGTTAGCACATCCCTGCCGACAACGCAATTAGCTTTCCTGCGCCCGTTACGCAGGGATCCGGCCACGAATCCGCCGACATCCTTTAGATCATCCTGCTGCGATTTTTTCATGGACAGGAACCGGTCATGGGTCTCTGTGCTCCGTACCGGGGTTTTCAGTTTTTCGTACAGCTCCGACAACATAATACGTTGCGGGGGCCAGATTGTCGCCCGACGGCTGCCGGCAGAGCTAATCATTATCTGACGGTCATAGTTCAAAATGCCTCCTCCTTTCTAATCCTTTGTGTAGTAGCCGCCCTCCCAGCCGTCCGCATTCAGCGGAAGGCCTGGGGCCCATGCAATGGGCTGCCGCATGATTGAGATCACGTCATCAAGCCTCTGGCCGGGGTCAGCGTCGATCACAACCTCGTCATGGACGTGGAATACGACCGGGTATCCAGCCTGCTCCAGTCGGCTGATATTGACCGCCAGGCAATCCCGGGCAATCGCTTGGACGATGTTCTCCACCAGCTTTCCCCCGTAGGTTTCCAGTGGGCCCCATTTCTTTGTCGTTTGGTTCGTCCCCTCATACTGGATTTTAGGGCGCCCCCTGTCGTCGGTCACGATGCTTGGGCGGCAGTAGTACAGTTTCCGCCCGCTGGGGAGTTGCACAGTTAGGAAGTCGTTAAAAGGATCCGCTTCACGGGCAAAAAGGATCCCGCGCACACCGTTCTGCCGGCAGGTACGGACTGTATCGGCTGCGGCGCGCTCAACGGCGTACCACAGATCCACAATCCGTCTGTTACTCTGCCGCCAGCGTTGAACGATATCCGGAAGTTCTTCCTCCGGGATCCCCATTTTCAGGGCGCCCATTTGGATGAGTGATCCGGTCCCTCCCTGATATCCGAGGGCAAGTGTGGCCACTTTTCCTTTCTGCCTCAGCGCATATTCGGGATTGCCCTTTTTGATCCTTTCCAACGGGACGCCAAACATTTGGGAGGCACATGCCTCATAGATCTTCCCGTGTGTGCGGAACACTTCCAGTACCCATTCCTCCCCAGCCAGCCAGGCGATTACGCGCGCCTCGATCGCGCTGAAATCAGCATCAATAAATTTGTTGCCGGGTGCCGGAACCAGCGCCGTGCGTACAAGCTGAGACAGCACGTCCGGCACGCTGCCGATCAGGAGATCAATTTTTTCCGCCTCCCGTTTCCGGACGCATTCCCGTGCCAGATCCAGGGTTTTGCCGTGCAGGTGCGTGCGCGGCAGGTTCTGCGGCTGGATAATCCGGCCGGCCCACCGGCCAGTTCGGTTTGCGCCATAAAATTGGAGCACCCCGCGGATCCGTCCATCGTCGCAGACAGCGGATTCCATGGCCGCATATTTTTTCGTGCTTGTCCTGCTACTGTCCTGCCGGATCTCCAATACCCGGCGCACCTCCGGAGGCTGTCCCTGTTCCAGCAGGCCCTTGACGTCATCCTTGCGGAGGGTATCAACCTGGACGCCCCGGTTTCTGAGCCAGTCGGCCAGCTGCGCCGTACTGTTTGGATTGTTGAGCCCTGTCAACACTCTTGCCTCCTGTATCAACTGCCCCTGCGTCTGTGCGTCAATTTCAAGCGCGCCGTGCATCAGCTCCCGGTCAATCCCGATCCCGCGCGCGTTGATCTCAAGATCTTGTACCCACTGATTCTGGACCTCATCCGGGACGGGGAAAGCGGACAGCCGGCGTTCGATTTCCATCTCGGCCACGACATCCTGTGCGTTGTACTCCTGAAACAGGTGCCATTTTTCCGGCTCATCCTCCGGCCGTATCCTGGTACGCCGGTCTCGCTCCGTTGGTGTCCGCGGGGTACAAAATGTTTTAATGAGCGCACGCCCGGTTGAGAGCTTCCGGCTATCCGCCGGCAGGCCCAACGCGCGCCCTGCGGCATCCAGGCTCGCAGGATAGCCACAATACAGGCAGTGCAGCATTGTGTCCCGCCACTGCTCCGCTGGCAGCAGCTTGTCAAAATATCGGGACAGGCAGTACCATTCGAACGCGGCGTTATATGCGTGTTTCCGGGTCTCCGGGCTCCAGAGCGCCCCTTCCATTGGCGCCAGAAGCTGCCCCCCACATACAAGGTCAACCGTCTGGACCGGACCCCAATCCCAGGACCAGGAGAACAGTAATATTTCAAAGTCCGGCGACTGGGCATATTTGTATAGCCCCGCCTCCGCGATCGGAACCGAACTGTACGTTTCAAGGTCAATAAAAAGATCGTGCATGTCGTCTCATTCCTTTTGTGGCCCCGGGGGTGTCCCGGGGCCATATCTTTACCAGGGGTATACACTGCCGTCATAGCCCTGCTGATATGCAGGTGTTGACGTAGGGGCGCCATACGTCTGGACCGGCTGTGGATATCCGGTAGGCGCCGCATACTGCTGCTGGGGCTGCTGGTAGCCTGCGCCGGCCGGTTCCACAGGAGCGAAGTCATCCTCCGCACTTGCCCGTCCATTGCCGAGCGGCTCCCCGTCGGCGATCTTCTGGACTGTTTCCAGGCCAACGCCGATCCCCTTATTCTGCGGGGCGTTGTATCCAAAGAACGTGACACCCACGTTCGCATACATGCCGGAATAGATCTCGGCAGGATTGAGGATCGGCTGTACATTGGCATCGACGACCTCGGGCCTCTGTTTGCTGGATGCCGTAAAGATCCAGCAACCATGGCACTCTTCCCCGAACGGCTGGCCATCCGAGGGACGCACCCCGTCACCGTCATGGACGCTAATCTTGGGTGTTGCGGGGAAAGCGTTGCCGAATTTGGCGCGTGCGCGTTCTGTCGCGGCCGCGATTGCCGCGTCGATCTTTGCGCGGTTTTCAGCCGAGCTCTTCGGTACGAGGATTGTTGCGCTGTACTTGGGCTCCTGGCCCGGGTTCTGTGCATAGGGGGCATTTAAGTGTTCGTACGAGATCCGTACATTCTTCAGCACGACGTGTGCCGGGTTGTTGTTTGCCATATTTTTTATCTCCTTTATGTTATGATATGACAGGTGCGAAGTCCTCCCCCGCCCTGTTCTGGCTGTATTCGGGGCGGCTGTCCGTCTCTGGGACAACCGTCGGTTTTCCAAGCGGCTTGACCACATGGGCGCCGGCCAGCTCATTGAACGTCTTTGTGCCGATTGCCTTTTCGATCGCCGCAAGGGTGAGCGGTTTCCGCTCATAGAGGATCGCCTCGTCGATGCCGCCCGCTTTCAGATCAGTAAATGCCGCCTCCTGGTTGTCCCATGCGCGCGAACTTCTGCCGGCAACCAGCTTCCATCCGGGGATCTTTTTCCCGTCGAGCATTGCATTCTCGGCGTACTTTTTAAGGTCTTCGGCCCACCTTTTCAGCTCATCGGCGATGACGAGGGCTCTTCCGACCTGATCATCGGACAACGTATGCGGAGGTGTCTCCGGTGCACCAAAGTCCTCCCTTGCCCGTAGACAGGCATTCGCCCGGGCTGTACAGGTGGATTTGAGCTTGCAGAACCGACACCAATCTCCGGGGGCGAAATGATCTGAACCGCCATATGCATCCTGCGCGACCGGTCGGACGGTGAAAGCGGCCCAATCGGTCAGATCTGCCGCGCTGATCTCCGCCTCCTTGATCCCGCCGGCGCGTGGCTGTATGATTGCCATGTGTACGGTCTCAATCTCGTAGATCATGCTGTACTCATAGAGGGCGCCGAACGCGTAGAGCATCAACTGGGGATTCCCCTGCGCCTCTACCGGGACGCCCGCGCCGTTTTTATAGTCGATCACATACAGGTCTTTCCCGTGGATCAGGATGCAGTCGGATGTCCCAAATCCGCCGGGGACTGCGCTGCTGAAATCCACCCGCTTTTCTACAGCCACAAATGGGCGGCTCCCCATCTTCATAGCGAGCTCGTTGACGTACTCAGTGTATTGGTCCGTATTGCTGTCCATTTCAGGTTCATAGAGCGGATCCTTTTTCAGCTTATTCAACCGTGTGTTGTACTTTTTAGGCCCCATGGGCTCTAAAAAAAGCTTACGCAGTTTGAGTTCTGCGATTGCGTGTGCAAGGCGCCCTTTTTCTGCATCCTCTGTCGTTTTGTCGGGCAGGTCCTTTGTTGCGGCAACAGAGCCGGGGCAATGCAGCCACCGCTCCGCAGATGACGCTGACAGAACTGCGTGTTTCTCGGGTGTTGGCATTATATTCTCGCCCCCAGTGCCCTCAAGTCAGTGGCAAACGCGCCGAGTGCATCCCTCGGGATGTCGCTGACGCGCATGACGCCGTATTTGGAGAGCAATCCTTTGAGCTGCTCACCCTTCCCGGCATCGATCAATGGCGCGGTGGCCAGCTGGATCATCTCTGGAGTGTATTGCGGCGCCGGTGCAACAGGGGCAGGGGCGGCATCCCGGACCGGCGCGGCGACGGGGACAGCAACGGGTGCGGCGGAAACGGGAGCCGTCATTGGCGCCACCTGAGCCGTCGGTGACTGTGTTGGCGCGGGGACATAGCCATACCCCGGCGTCTGTACAGGAGCCTGTCCTGTCAGCGGTGCCACTGGCGCCCTATCCGGTTTTGTCGCTGTAGCCGCCAGGTGCTCCTGTGCCCCTCTTCCCAGTGCGCCCGCGAGCGCCTGGATAGCCTGCGCCAGCTCCGGCGCATCGATGTGAATCGTAAAGTCTGTCATCATAGTCAAATACCTCCATTTTTTGATTTTTAGTATGGTGAATGCAATCCGTGTTCGGGCAGATGCAGTCACAAATGTGTTCATGCGCGCAGCTGTATTCGAACAAACCCATTGCATTTTCCCCCAATCAGTGGTATTATTTTGGTGTGTTATTTCTTCTGCGCCGTGTCTGGGTGGCTGCCCGACATGGCGCTATTTATTTGATTTGTAAAAGGCTTGGGCAAATCCCGGCGGTGTAATTGCGCGGAGGGCGCCCCGTTTTGCGTCTCCTTGAAATTGAGATATGTACGCCTCGTATTCCGGCGGACAATCTATTTTAGACCAGTCACGCGCATGGACACGTGATGCACAGTCGGGCTTGGCCATCCCTGCCGGCATGTGCTTTACAGTGGCTGTCGGGATGTTGTAATACCCCCATATGTCAGTCGCTTTGCGTCGTTGTTCGCCGAACTGCCACTGCTCAAATGTCCACGGCGGCTTGCCCAGAAACTGTCTTAACAGGCCGCGCGGATTTTCCAAGGCCCAAAATTTCAAACCGCCCCGCAACCGGCACTCCCAAATGATATTGAGACAAGCTTCTACGACTTGCATCGCGCTATCCAAGTCCCTCGGGCGGTTGCCTTTTGCGACCGAAAACTCCGTGCACGGCGGAGCGGCCAATATGCCGTAAACACGATCTGGCGGCTCGTAACTGCGCACATCATATTCCGGTAAAGTTACCAGTCTCACATCATAACCTGCCTCTCGATACGGTTTTGACCAGCTTCCCGTGCCGCCGCATAGATCTAATATGATTTTAGGCATCGTTCCCCCTCCTCTGCGTCTGTCACCGTGTACGTGTTGCCGCGCTTGCGTACGTCAACGGTTTTGGTCCCGTCATCGTAGCAAGCGTCGTATACGTC